CAGGTCGGTGCAGTTGGTGGCCTCGCCTGTCTTACGGTCCCGCATAATCAGCGACCAGATTTGGCAGCCGTTGTTCGTGCCGTCGATTGAGCAAGCCAAAGAGCTAGGCGTCGAAGGGTCAGCCTGAATGGCTGCGTATTCAATGCACCACGCCATGAACTGAAAGGGGTCTTTGGCGCTCAACCAAAAGCTCATGTGGTTTAGCGGTTCGCGTCCAGCGTTGACAATGTCTTCCGATGCGTTATCCACCCAGGCGATGCGGTCATCCAAGGTTTCCGAAGTCAACCCGTAGTGGTTTGCACCTTGAACCTTGTACGCTTTGCGCTGCTCGTCAGTAGTCAGGGGCTTACCCACCGAGAACTTCAGCAGGGAGCGGTTCAGGTCATCACCTTGGTTGTTCAGGCCAGTCGAGGTCGAGTACATCCGACCACGAAAGTCCAACTGCTGCACGAAGTAGAACTCAGGGTACTGACTGTACTCCTCCGCTTGCTGCAACAGCCGCGCAACCGTTAGCTTCCTGTTCTTGCGCTTGTTGTTGGCGTTCAGTACCCATGCCTTCGCCGCTCCGTAGGCTTTGCGAGACTCAGGGTTGTCCTCAATGTCCGTGGGCTTGGTCGGCAAAGGGATTGGCTCCTTGGTCGGCAGTCCAGGAAGCTCGACCTGATTGTCGTACAAATGGCGGACGACCTTCAAGACATCTTGGTTGACCGCCCAGCCAGTTGACTGCACACGGTTGACCGCTTCGTAGACTTCAGGTGCAGACTTAGGGGTCAGGTGGCTGTAGTCGGCTTGGCTCTTAACCAAGGTGGTAGGCACAGTCAGGAACCCACCAGTATCGTGCGATGTCCACGGCACAGGCTCGCTGACCATCGGTGTAAACAGTGGCCGAAGCTCCTCACGAAAAGTGTGAGCATTCTCCAGCCACTCCATCATAGATGCAGTCGGAACAACCACACTTTTGTTCCTGTTGCGGCGGCTGTCATAACGAGTTTGAATCTCAACGACACCAGTGGAGGCGACGAACAAGTCCAGGCCCACAACCCCAGCCCGTAACTTGTCCGCCATTGTCCATGTGTTCTCTAGCTCACCCAAGCGTTTACGCAGGGTTTGAAACATCGCGTTCGTCTGTCGCTGAGTACCGCGATTCCTCCACACCGATTTCTGAATAACAGAAAACCACTCAGGCGACTGGCGACGGTAGCAATCAAGTGCTTGCTCTTGGGCTATCGCCGAACCCACCGCCATGTGTAAGGAGGTGATGCTCTTGGCAGAAGACAGCGAGTTCAGGATGGCCCGACTAATCAGCAACGCCGTGGTTTCCAGAGGCAGCGCATCCAACAAAGGGAAAGCAGCGTGGCCTCTGCCAGCTTGGGTTGCCGCCTTGACCTTCCACTTCTCTAACGCCTCCTCTACGAAGGGGGAAAGGTTTGCCAAGGCAAGGCGACCGACCGCCGTCTCGCACTCCTCACGGTTCTCCTTGTAGTGGCTAACCGTAGACCGATAACGCTGCTTGGCTTTGTCAACAGCCAGCTTCTCCAGCTTTACTTGGTCCATGCCTCCAGCTTGTCGATAGCCGACAGCTTGTTCTGTGGGCTAAGGTGTGCGTAACGAAGCGTCGTGCTGATGTCCTTGTGTCCAGCCAACTCTTTGACCACCGCTAGGCTTTCACCAGCTTGTACCAGCAGGGAACAGAAGGTGTGCCGACAGGTGTGCCAAATAAAGTCCGGCTGACCTTGTTTACACAGGGCTTTGCGAAGCCTGTCCCACGCACTGCGAGAACTCCTCTTGGTCAGGTCGCTGAATGGGCCAGCCATCCCGTCAAGAAGACTGGGGGTTGACTCGCTTTGTGGGTACACCGCACGAAAAGCACGGTTGGTCAGGGGGATAGCGCGAGGTGGGCTATCGCTGTGCTTACTTTCGTAGACATAGATAGCTGGCCGAGACTTATCGTCTCCCCCGTCGATGGGCCGGATGTCCGAGTAGTTCAAACGCAGTGCCTCGGAGATGCGAAGCCCCGTGTCGCACAGGAAACCAAACAAGGCAGCATAGCGATGCAGACCCATGCTGTTGAAACACGCGGTAATCTCCTGCTGCTCCGCCTTGGAGTAGTAACTGATTCGGGTCAGCTTCTCCTTGCGTCGGCCTATCTCAGGTCGAGTGGCAATCCACCCTCTCTTGTACGCCGCTCGCAAGATGACCGAAAGGCAACTCAGTTTGCGGTTGATGGTTCCATCCGCCTTACCTTGCTCTCGCAGGTGCAGGGTGAAGTCTTCCACCTTATCCTCGGTGATGTCCTCCAGCTTGGCGGTGGCCCCGAAGAAGTCAAGTAGCGCGTGAGTGTTTAGCAGGTGCGACTGCTCAGACTTTGTGCCAGACCAGCGGTGCTTGAGAACATGGGCGATGCCCTCCTCCAGGGTCTTCCCCCGTGCGGGAGCCTTGAGACGGCGAAGGTCAACAGGCTTCCCGTTCAGGACATCAGCCAACGCTTGGGATGCCCAGGCTTCCGCCGTGTACTTGCATCGGAATGAGCGGCGAAGACGGCCAGAAGGCAGAGACTCATGTCGAACCGTCGCCTCCCAACTGTTACCTCTAGGTGTAATGGTTTTGTTCACTTTCCTCCTAAGTGTGAGTGTGTTAGTTAGTCAGGGTTTTTGAACTTTCGGTATTGGAAGTTCGCGTTGTGAGTGTTGGCCTTCAAGGTAGAGCAAGACTGCGAGCAAGTTAAGATGTTCGCACGGTCGCGGTACGGTCCGCCACAGATGTCGCACTCTCGTTCAGGGTAAAGGTGGATGTCAGTTACTTCGCAGTCAGGACATGGCGAAGTTGGGGCAACCTGCCGACAGACATTGCAGCGGACCAGGGGAACTTCAACCCACTCACCTTTGCTTGGGTCAGCCTTATCCTCAACAGGGATGCGACAGGTCTTGTCGCCCACTTGCCACACTGCGCCAGCTAAGGCTACCAGTCGTGGCGGCTTGTTATCGCTGTCCTTCATCCTTGCGGTTCGGCAGAAAGGTCGTCATCGCAATGCTGTCATCCTTGGCGTACAGCACTTGGACTAAGACGCCGCCTCGCATTGCGGTGATGTGGAAGTAGAACTCCCCGACCACAGCCTTGAAGGAAGTATCAGAGTTATCACTGCGATGGTCTTCGTCTTCCTCCGTCAGCTTGTCCTCCTCGTCCTCGTATCGGTTCACTGCGCCTTGCAAGTCGGCCAGCGTGAACTCTTCCAAAGCGTAGACTTGACTTAGCCCGATGTTGCCCGAAGTCAGCAGTTGGTATTCGCTTGGGTCAAGGGACAGGATTTTCGCACTGCGGTGATACCGTGTGCCTTGGTCCGTAACGACGATGAGCTTGCTCATCCTTCGGCAGACTGAAGGCAGGTCAGGGAAGCCAGAAGGAACGCAGCCATCTCTTTCTTGGTGAACGGCGGAGACACAGCGATGCCCTCACGGAAGAGAACAAGTTTGCTGTTCACCCACGACAACTCATAGGTGCGCTCGGTTAGGTCGCCTAGTTGGGCTGCGGCCTCCTCAAGGTTGCTCTTGGTGGGCCGTGTAAACAAGGGGTAATGGTTCATGTTTTTGAAGTTTGGTGGTAGTTTCGGGCGTCGGTTGCAGTGGTAGCAACGGACCTCCATTAAGGTTTCTTCGTCGCGGGGTTCGGTTGCAATGCCAGTGTCGCCACAGGTCTGGCAATCGACGCCGTAGAAATCTTTCATTGGATGGTACTCGCTGGCACGACGGCAATGTTACCGACGACAGGGAAGCCGCACAAGGTTGAAGCTGCCAAGTTCAGGGGCAACCGTTTCTGAAGCCCCTCTTCGTTGCCAAGCACGACAGTCCCAGGCAGTTCGCTGACAGGGGTAAGGATTTCGATGTAGCCGCCTACAGCTTCTTGCAGTTGCTGGAGGCTGTAGGTTCCGTCGGCATTGGCTGGCTCTGGCATCTCGACTTGGTTGCCAGAGGAGGTCAACAGGTAGCCCTGTGTAAACGCAGCGTTGTCAGTGGTGGTGATTTCGGTCATCTTTGGTTGGTGGTTAGGTGGAAGGAAAGAGGATGAGGATAGCCAGCAGCAGCACAACGGTGGCGGCGCAGACCAATCCATCCTTGAGGTCAGAGGTGGTGGGTTTCTTCATGGTTGGCGATTGTAGTAGAGCATGAAGCCCCAGCCAGCGAGCATGATTGTGATGCCGACATAGTTGAAGCAGTAGATGCTGAACTGGAAGGCTTGTCGGGTAGTGTTAGGGGTGAGCCAGCGCCAAGTCATTCTTCTTCTGGTTCTGTCTGTGTGGTGGTGTGTGGTGGTGGGGGGACCGTAGCCCCCCCCTGTTTGTGGTTAGCCGATGAGGTTCATCAGTTCCTCGTAAGCCTCCAGAAGTTCCTCGCGGACGCGCTCGGCGTCTTCGATGGCGCTGTTCAGTTCGTCGGCGCGGTCCTGAAGTTCCTCGGCCTCGTCTTCAGACAGGTCTTCGCGGTAGGGAACCTCGGCGGTGATGTCGAGGATGTACAGGCCGTCAACCTTGGCGAGGCCAGACTCGATGAGGTCGATGTCGCGCTTGGTCAGGAACGGGTTGTCGGTGGTGGTGGTAGTCATGGTTGTGTGTGGTGGTTGGTGTCGTGTAAACGGTGTGGGTTGTGATTTTCCCCGCCGTCGTTGTGTATCCTATCGGCAGGGTTAGGGCTGTCAACCCCTAAAATCTGGGAAAC